GTTATCTGTATTAAATCTAATCTGTCCTGTTACCGCTACACCTACAACGTCTCTCTCTTCGGTTGTTCCAGAAGGTATTTGGATAGAATTGGTACTATCAAATATAACTCTATCAGAAAATGTCGATATACCAGTAATATAAGCAGGTCCATTTACTGTTAAATCTTCTAAAGTAACATATCCAGCTGTAATAATACCAACATTCAATATTCCTGTTAACGGATCATTGAATGTTAAACTTGTTGATATTGATAAATTGCTGAAATAAAAGGGTTCTGTTGATCCTTGAGGCCCAATTACAGTTTCACTTACTGTAATGCTGCCTACTCCCACTTCAGTTACAAGAGCTCCAGATAATAATATAGAATAGTTTGATATTGCATAACCTACCGCAATATTACTAGTGTCAATACCTAATACATTTCCATCCGTATTATTAAGTGTACCTATTTTTTGTATCTGAGTTTCTGGAGTGTAATCAGATAATTGTATAAAATTTGTCCCTACAGATATTACAGTAGTTCCAGAACTTACAACATTGCTGGTTACTACATAACCTACTCTAATATCACTAGTATTGATTCCAGTTATTATATTATTAGAAGTATCACTTCTAATACCAGATAATGTTACAGGAGCTCTAAAATTGATATCTAAACTTCTTAATTGGAGATTCCCATCAATGTTTGCATCTCCGATGGCTACAAATTGCAAACTACCTGTAGTGGTTGTTCCAATTCCTACCCATCTTTTGTTAGTTAATCCTTGTGGAGAAGTTTCTCCAATTAGATATTGCCCGCCTGGAGTAGAACCATCATGAACTACAGCCACGTCTAGATTGGTATCTACCGTTATTTCACCAGATGCACCTGTAAACGCCTGGTGTTCTGCAGATGACCCTCTTCTGAACTGTATCTGTTTGGTCATGTTATTATACGGCTCAAGTATATTTCTTCTGAGTTATTTATCGTAATTAGATGATAACTGTGTAGGATCTTGGGATTTGGAATGGATTGTTTCTGACATCAGCAGAAATTGCCGGTGCATATAATATTGTACCAATACCAACGTATCCAGATTTGGAGAATGATTCGAATCCAGAAGAGATATAAAATAGGTTTCCAGATGTAAAGTCATAAGTTTTAACGAGAGAATTATCCGATGCTCCAGTAACAAAGATGTCACCAAATCCATCTGGAGAAGGTATAAACTTAATGTTTGGATAAACTACATCATAACCATATATTGATATTGATCCAGTTCCAATTTCTGCAGCTAAAGTAGAATTATGGGATATTCCACTGATATTAATAGATGCAACTGCACGACATCCAGTATTATCATCAAATGTCTTAATATTATTATCGAATAAGAAGAAGGTTGATGAAAAATCACATACTTCTGGATAGAGATATTCATCAGATTTTGCAGTTATTGCAGAACCAAGAATCGTCAGTTGTACTGTTAGTTCTGATGCGAAAGCAAGATAGGATTCCGAACCTCCAGAAAGAACTGAGAATGGACCAGAACCAGTAAACTCAGAATATGTTCTATTTTCAATACCGGAAGATATTGTAAATAGAGATCCTTGAGAAATCTCACTTATTGATGACCTAATATCAATAGTACCAGATATGGTTATAATTCCACTTACATCAGCAGAATATACGGATATTGGCCTATCTTCTGAATTTCCGCCGATAGTATATAAAACTGTATCTTCTGGTGGATTTACAGTAAGACTTGTAGAAGCTGAATGATCATAATCTGAAGGTACAGTGTCACTATCGCATGTATCATACAAATCATCATCGCAAAGATGAGTTACAAATCTAACTGGTATTGAATCTGGAGTCAGATAAGAAACCGAGTGTGTTACTATAGATTCACCAAAAATATCAAGATCAGAAGGAATAACAGTATAATGTTTTGTAGTATTTTCTTGGTCTGCGGCAGAATTAAATGTAAATAGAACGGTATTTTCTACATCATCTACTAATATAGATTCTTGTGCAGTTCCAGTAATCTGATATAAAGTAGTGCTAGTGAGTCCTGTAGTCTGAACTACAGACGACTCCACAGCACCAGATGGAGTTGTAATAGTTCCAGAACCGTTATAATCAAATTTATTTCTTATAATAACTCCACCGGACTTGGAGACAGTTCCAGAACCTACGTAATCAAATACTACTTCTTCTTGTAAAGTAGATGATATTGATATTACTCCAGAAGTTCCTGGATTTCTTTCATCTCCATAATATCCATAATTTTGAATCTCTTTATCTTCAGCTGAACCGGATAATGTAGTAATACCAACGGCATTATAATTTGATCTGGAGAAAGATTCGTCAGCGGAATCAAAGAATATGAATGGAACGTTGGCTTCACCTCTCGGATATGGATTTATTGGTATAGTACCAGCAAATCCATAGATGGATATCGTACCTATTCCCGATCCAGGAGTCTTATCATTTATTGGATATCTTGGTGAATAGTATCTCGGTTCACCAACTATCTTAAATGCGAACGTAGATATGCCAATATTTCTGTCTATACCATAATGTGGAGTATAATCTACGTCCGGATGAACAAGTTCAGTTTCAGTTACATTTATTGTTCCGAAAGGATATATGCTCTCATCATTAGTCAATAATCCCCAATCGTCCTCTGGATTTTCCGGAGTACACAGAGGGTGTTCTTGCGGATCTATAGATTCTGTACCTTCATTATAGTCAACAAAAGCAGTTGGAGAATTTGATATACTACCAAAATCCTCCTCAAAGTATTCATTTACCCCTGTTTGGGGATTGTAAATAAAAATGCAATGTGACATTAGAATTTACCAAGGTTTCCTAGAATCTAAAAAAGGAGGATCGCCATAAACAAGCAACCCCCCTCACATTCAGAATTTAATTTTGTTATATGAAAGTATTGTAAAATCAGTCAAGTGCGATGTTTAGTGTAATTCTGATTTGGTCTCCATTGTTTTGAATTTCATAAGGACCATTCGAGAATCTTTCAGCGTACATTATACTTGAATACAGTGTGCAAGTATCAAGTCCAACAGCAGAATTCAATACGGGATTGATTGCTGGAGTAGTATGGAACTCATTAACTGATGGAGTTGAAAATACTGTGTATACATTAGAATCTAATACGGTATTTCCGACACCAGCAGCAACGTAAACAACATCACCAGCGACCAGTCCGTGACCAGTTGCGGTAACAGCACCATAATCAAATTCTACAGTGGGATCAGTTGCAGCCTGGATGTTATCTACAAGTGGTAGGTCCAAATAAACTACTTTTAGGGCCCTATCTACACCGATAACTTTTGTTCCTGCTTGAATTCCAGCGTTTCCGCCAGCACCACCCTTAACAACCATTCCTAGAGTGATATCATCAACACTTAGATCAGAATCGATTGTAATATACTTATTTCCTACAACTCCAATGGTTGGATCCGATAAAGTTCCCTTTGAAACTGTTGTCCCTTTTCCAACAGTAGCGTAATGTTCAACGCCTTGAACAGTTACAGGCATGTTGTTAGCTCTGGTCACATAATAACCAAAAATACTACCTGCAGCTCCAGTGAATGTGAATGTTTGTTCAGGATAAGTTGCTGTGGTTCCACTACCAACCTGAGAAACTACCCATCTGGACCCATTTAATAAAATGCCTGTTTGGGAGGTATAAGCTTGATCAGTTCTATTGTCTACACAATATGGATATCCAGTACTTGGGGAAGTTCCATAAGCATTCGTATTTAAAGCATTATATGGTTCATAATATGCAGTCGTAGATAGAACATCACTCTCAGCAGGAGTGGTGTCACTAGTAAACAATTTTAAAACTAGATTTCTGGGAGACTGGTCAGAGAGACTAGCTGTATGATTGTTTTGTGCAACCAAGTATCTGAGTGACTCAAGTTCTCCAATATTTGGAACTAATAGTGCCATTTAAACGACTCCCCTACAGGTTATAATTTTTGATATCTATGTTTATTTATAATTTTAATTTTAAAGAGACTACAAACCTGTTGATGCCACTAACAGATCTAACCCAAAACCTTATTATATCACCAGAGACTATTGTTTTACTCCAACCAATCAAATTGTCATCACGATATTTACTATTATTTGAAATAGATGGATATTGATTATTACTTAATGATGTGAAAGTCGGAAAATCTGCATAATTCGACTTTTCTATATCAATAGAAAGATCGCCCGTTTGATCTGCAAGTATTGTGACAGATTCCAAAACTCCACTAACGTCAAGAGTTACAGACCCTTTGTTACCAGTTAACATATCAATTGAACCACTATCCACAACATAATTAATAGTTCTTGTTAGGTCTGCAGTTGTAGCTAAAGCAACAATGGTGTTATCTATGTTTCCAGCGGGAGCTGTATCAAATATGATGTTTGCACCAGAAATAGTAAAATCTTTTCCTGGTTTTAATATTTGACCATCAGACATAACTAACAGTTGTTGGTCATTAATAGGTACATAAGGTGTACCATCCTTGGTTAAAGCAAATGTAGTTAAGATTCCATCAAATTGGGAACTAATATCATCCAATATTATGTTGGCATACTGGATGGATTTTGTTGGAATTTCATAGTCAACACCAATCCTATATGGACCCGGTTCATTTAACGTTACTACATAATCAGTCATTGAGATACTCCTGGTGTAACAAGAACATTTCCTTGTACTGCTCTAGTTCTATATTCATTAGGAGAAATCAGAATAACATCATAGACATATCTACCACCTTCTATTGATCCAGTAGAAGTATATCCCATAGAAACAGTAACTTTGCCGTTTAATCTGTCTGGAAATGATAAAGTCAATGGATATGCAGTAGATGATGATGGATGTTTTCTAATAGAGGAAATTCCAGAATACCCCGTTAGGTTTAATGGGGAATTGTTACTATTATTAATTGTAAAAGTGGCTTGAAAGTCAACCCCCTGTTCAAGAACTAAGTTTACATTCCTTGCCATTATTAGGATCCCTTTTTAGTTATTTATGAATTAGAATCTAATTTTGAAATTATAAATTTCATCATATCTTTCAATTCACCAACATCTTTTTTTAAATTTTCAATCTCATCTACTTCTTTCAATTTGGCATTTTTTCTTCTAATATAGGATTCATATTCCGAATCTGAAACATTTACTATTGCTCCAGATTCGGAATCTCTACATAAAGAACTATTATTTTCTACTGGAAGTAAACCCATATTTAGATTGTAGCAACTGATCTAAGGTCTCGAATTCTTGGAACATATGCAGGATTTGTACCAGACATCACTATTTTAATTTGATATCCGTTGAATTGTGGAAGATTCTTTATTGTATATTCATATGTTCTGAAATCACTGCCAAGTGTTGATGGTCCAATAAACTTATCAGAGAGTCCATCATTATTTGACGGATTAATAATATTTCCATTGGCATCAAGATTTAGATATCCAGGGAAAAGTTCCCAAAGAGGTTCAGACTTAGAATCTGATCTATACAATCTATAAAGAACTCTAATGTCATTTGTATAGTGTCTGTATGCATCAAAAATTACATTGATACTGTCTGCTTGTTTCTCCAATCTGACAATTTTGCTAAGATATACCGCAGCAGAAGGATCTCCATACATTGTATTGACTCTAAAGTCATTTGAATAATCAGAGATTTTAGAATTAATTCTATTGTTGATAGTTATAAGATTAACTCTATCCAAGTCAATCATGGGACTTACCTTGGTATTATTTGTGGTAAGATCAACTTCTAGAGTAAATGATTTTGAAGCAGGAAGTTGACTCAATCTAGAAGTTTCATTTACCTTCGATGCAATAATTCTTGGACTATCAAAAGCATTAGTTTCATTTAGGGAAATTGGTTGAAAACCTTGATCTATGAATGATACCAATGAATTAGAATCAACTCCGGAACCACTAGTAGTTCTTACCCTCGCAGAAACAGATGTTCCTGTTGGACTCATCATTTGAATTTTAGGTAGAATAGAAGTAAATGGAATATTTTGGGTTGCTTTCTGTCCTCTACTGGAAGAAACCAGTGGAATTATATCATAAGATCCACAAGATTTTTTAGAATCAAAGTACAATTCTGGATATGAATTTGGATTTGCATTAGATCTGTCTGTAGAAGCTACTCCAGTTTCTCCTTCTTGATTAATTTTCAAATAGTAATAATCTAAATCATTTGGATAAGTGGACTGATCCGTATCAGATAAGATATGAGTTTTATTTATTCTATTCAAAGAAACTCCAGATATTTCATACTTGTAAACTTTTGTTTTATCAGGGTATGATCCAGAAATACTATTTGCAATGTTTCTTGTAATTCCCGTCAAAGAACTTGTACTTGTAACTATTCCAGTGTACTTGATTATTTCATCTTCTATTAAAATATAACCAGGATTTAATGTTCCAACAGGAATATTTTCAAAGGTTGTTAAAATTCCAACACTACTTACAACTATAGGATCTGTAGAGTTTGGTGATAGTGCTGAATTCAATGTAACTGGTTTTACATCGGGTTCAATTCCACTAATTTTAACATAGTCATTTGTGGAATACATTCCATGATTACTATGGGAAACTTTGAAGTGTAGTCCGTCTTCAATAACATTGATATATCTGACTTTTGCATTTGGTAATGAGTTTGTACCTCCAGAACCGACATAATATATCTCATCAGTAGAATTTTGAATTGGATTTCCAGATACTTTATCAATTACAAGAGCATTAAACGAAGAAATAATTCCAGAAATATTTGGTATGCTGAGAATTAAATTACTTCCTCTATTGTCTACCTGAGAATAATCCACAGATAGTGCGTCACCATATGCATAACCAGTTCCACCAATAGAAACTGTTGCCGCTATTGCGACACCATTCTGAACGCTTAAATCTACTTTGGCACCAGCACCAAATCCTGTCAAAGAAACCAAATCTACATTTGAATATGTCTTAAATCCAGAAGTAAATCCACTTCCAACAGAAGTAACAACCAAGGTACTTCCAATGCCAACTGATCCAGCCAAACTCTTTAATTTAGAACTAAATTTAGAATTATTATTTTGAAGAATAGTTATACCTGGAGTTAAATTGGTTTGTTCAGAAGAACTGAAGCTCTTTCCAACACCAACTAGTAGTGATCTGGAAATGGTGTCTATTGGATTTGACTTTAATGTAGCTATTTGTTTGTTACCAATATCCAAGTCTGGATTATAGAATCTAACAGTGGAAGTTCCTCTATAGAAATCAGCTCTATATAATGTTAGTTTCAAATCTTCCAATTGACTTGGATCCCAAGTTGCACCATTCTGTGACTTGAATAGAGAACCGAGAAGTGGTTGTTGAGAGACAATTATCTTTTCTGCCTCTATATTATTAACTGTTGTAATATCCTCCTCTCCCATTCTTGAAATAAAGACAGTGTATTCATCAGAAGCTGAAAGAAGAACAACACAATAAGCTTGACCACCTTCACAATAAACGGGAGATGGGAATGTAAATGTGGTCGGAATAGTTCCATCAGTAGAAACATTAACTTGAGATGGATCCAATATTACTTCACCAAAAGGTAATATCTCTTGAGTTGGTAAACCAGTCTGCATTGTTCTTATTTGTGCTGTAACTGGTAGATTTTTGGTATCTCTAGTGTTAAAGTACACATCAACCTTGGTTAAAAAGACGCCTGGTTCATCAGGGACTTCAAAAGATTGTGCTAATGGGTCAATCCATCTTGTTTGGGTGGTCGATCTATTCCTAAATGTAGTATTTGCTCGTATCTCAGTTTTTTCTTCAGTTACAACTCTCTCATCAGTTCTTACACTTCGATCAATTTCGGAATTTCTTATTCTGAGTGTTACTTCTTCTGTATTGTTTAGGGTTCCAGAAGCAATATATCTAGCGTCTGCGCTACTATCAGTTGCTCCAGATATAGTTGTATTTGATGAACTGGTAGTTAGTGTAAACGTTTTTGTGCCGGTTTCAAAAGAAGGAGTTGAAGCTAACGATGGATCTGGAATAAAGAATGATCCTATAAGTGTACCAGAAGAATCTGTAATCATTCTGAGATTGGAAACCTCTGCAACTGCACCGCTGGTCTCGCCCTTCAATTGCATTTTAGTAACAATATATCCAAAGAAACCAGAAGCAGATTGTAACTCTAAACTAGCAGTGTCTACATTAAGTATAGTGGAAGTACTTGAATATGAAGATGGTAGATTCTCATTAACATTATATGGATTTTCCACAAAGGTTTGAGTTGGAGAATTATAAGGTCCATACTTGTGATTTTGTGCCGCTAATCTAAATCTCACTGAAGTATTTCCGTAAGTTCCATTGACAGTTTCGCCTTGAATGAAGGTACCACTCTTCATTTGGACTTCAACTAATTTTGGAACGATATACTTGTTGATGTCTACGTTATCAAAGAATGCAAATAGTCTGGTTTTTGGTTTCAATCTTCTTGCCACAAATTCTACATTTCTAGAACGCATTGTATGGACAACATCAGTAGAAACAACTCTATTTCCCAGATTTGTAGTTTCAAATCTTTCACCTACTTTATATTGTATGCCAGTTCTACTTTGATTCTCTGTAGTAAGAGTAGTAACATTTTGGAAATTAGTAAACTGATCTCTAAATGTTGTTCTTGTCGTAATTGGAATTCCTCTTCCGTGTTGGAAACCTCCCCGACTCTCACTGCTTGAAATTGTTTGGGTTCCAACGTGAATAGAACCCATATTTACTCTATTAGTCTCCTGAACACCAACCCAACTGGTTTCCCATGATCCCCAATCAATAGGAGATAGACCGGTATTTGTATCAATAGATAGAGCTCTAATAGTTTGATTATAATTTCCCTCTATATCAGAAGTTCTCTTTGTTTTTCTTGTTTCTACCCAAGTATCTGTAGCTGGATTTAATTCTATCTGACCAATCCAGTTTACAACAGCAAACGGATTGACATTTTCAATTCTGGTTGCAAATTTATTTTGTAACCATTGGACATCAGAATATTTTAAGCAAACAACATCACCAACTTTGACAGTATTTGGTGTTCCAAGATCTTTTACAAATCTATAATCTGCAGTTGGATCAGATACATTCGAAACTCCAACAACAGCTTCAGATCCAAGTAATAAGTCGATGGATGTAGTGTAGTGTTGTGGTCTTACAACGCCTTCTTTAGTGTCAATACTACATTTGTGTGCAATATCACCTAAGAATCCAGAAGAATTAGATTTGAAGTTATCTACTAAGAATCCAGATTTAAATCTATCCAGTCCAGTTCCAGCGTCTCTAATAGTTAGATTTTTAGTTTCACTTTCAAGAAGACTTAATGATGTATAATATTCAACATTTTTTAATCTATCTTCTATTCTTGTAATATCTTGCATACGATACCTTTTATGTATCGCAAGTCTTACTTCAACATCAGAAGAATCAAACACATATGGTGGAAGGAAAATTGTGCAAACTTCTAAAGATGCATCAACAGGATCTGGGAATGATGGTATATCATCTGGAATTCCTTTGCTAATAACAAAGTCACCAGTCTTAGTTAGATAAAGTTTGTCTATACGGCCGAGATGATAATCATAAGATATATTGACTGGTTTATCTTTTGCTAAAAT